GCGGAACAAAGAGAAGAGATGTTGAATCGTATTCCACAATGGAAGGACGAGGATACATTCAGCAGGGAACGTCAAGAGATACTGAAGTATGCTCAGACAACTGCTGGCTTTTCTCAAGAGCAAGTCGCAGGTGCGACAGACGCTCGCATAGTGGAACTGCTTTACAAAGCGTGGCAATGGGACAATCTTCAAAAGAAGAAACCCTCCGCGAAGAAGAAAGCAAGCCAAGCTCCAAAGATGGCTAAAGCTGGACAACCAAAGACGAAGTCACAAGTTGCAAGTCGTCAAAGGCAGAAGTCTCTGCAAAGGCTCAATAATGAGCGTTCTGTGGACGCGGCTGTCAATTATTTAATGGGTAACTAGCTTAGTAGGAGATAAAAATGGCTACGCATACCACTTCCACCGCTGTTGGCGAACGCGAACAGCTCGCAGATGTGATTTATCGCATCGACCCCGATGAAACTCCAATCTTCAGCGCACTGAAGAAGGAAACATCAAACGGTATCTTTACCGAATGGCAAGTTCAAGAACTGGCCTCAGCCTCAACAACCAACTATGTGAACGAAGGCGCAGACGCCTCATTCGGCACACCAACAGCAACTGTCCGTCTGGGGAACTACCACCAGATTTCAGTAAAAGCTGTTGCAGTGTCTGGCACTCTGGACGTTGTTGACAAAGCAGGTCGTGACAAGGAACTGGCTTACCAGAAAGTCCTCAAGTCATTGGAACTGCGCCGTGACATCGAAAAAGCAATCGGTGACACAGACGTTGCACGTTCTGGCTCAGACCCACGCAAATCAGCCTCACTGTCATGCTGGATTACAAACGGTTCAGTAGGCGCATCAGGCGCATTTGCAACTGGTGACGGCACAGACGCTGTAACAGGTGGCACAGACCGCGCACTGACACTGGCCCTCATCGAGGACGGCATGCAGGACGCATGGGAAGATGGCGGTAATCCAAAGATGATGGTAGCGTCTGCTACTAACCGCGCAAACTTCTCAGACCTGTCAGCCTCTGGCAATCTGGTTAGCAACGATGTCAACATGACACAGGCAAAAGCAACCACATATGTTGGTTCAACTTCTGTGTTCCTGACAGACTTCGGCACTCTGGATGTGGCCCCTAGCCGCTTCCTGAGCAATGACCGCGTGTTCCTGATTGACCCAGACTTTGCGTCCATCGCAACTCTGAACGGTCGTAACTTTGCTGAGAACGCTATTGCGGCTACTGGTGACGCAGAGAAGTTCCAACTCATCACTGAGTGGGCTTTGAAGGTTCAGGCACCAAAGGCACATGCAATGATTCTGGACCTGAGCGGTTCCTAAGAATTGAACATAGAGAGGGGCAGGTAACTGCCCTTCTCCCTTTCAGGGGGTTACATGAAAAGATTACTTAAAAAAGACCCAGTAACAGGCCAAGAAGTTTATATACACCAGAACACAGACGGTTCTACGCATATTGAGCAGAAACAGAACTTTGACAATCTTCTCAAGCTCAACAAGCACATGGCAGATGATTGGCGTTACGGGCAAATGACAGGCACACAGAAACACATGGCTCATGTGGCGGAAATCCCTAATGTGTTGTATAATGAGCTTGTTAAAAAGTTTGGTAGGCCAGCAGATAATCCAAAGGCTTGGAAACAGTGGCTTAACAGTAACGAGAACAGAGTGTTTAGAACAGGTGGCGGTTACCTATGAGTATTGGCAATTATGCAGAACTGAAAACATCTATCGCCAACTTTCTGGCGAGGGATGATTTAACTTCACAGATACCTGACTTCATCAAGATGGCTGAAGCTAGAATGAGCCGTGAGCTTGAGACACGGGAACAGGAAAAGCGTTCACAGACAACGCTCACATCTGGAGATGAGTATGTTCTGTTGCCGATTGATTTGCGTGAGGTGCGCGAGGTAAAGCTACTGACATCACCAAACAAGGTTCTGTCATATTACAGCCCGTCAGGACTGGACACACAATACCCCTCAACAGGCACAGGTCGCCCAGAGGGGTTCAGTGTTGTTGGCGTTGAGATGAAACTGCGTCCTATTCCTGATTCTGGATACACTGCTGAAATTCTGTATATTGGCTCACTGCCTAACCTAAGCGACAGCGTGACCACCACGTTGTTTCTGAGAAGTCCAGACCTGTATCTTTATGGCGCACTGGCGGAGGCGTATGCCTACCTGCTAGATGAGGCTAGGGCGGCTCAGTATGACACGAAATTCAGCCGTATCCTTGAGGAGATAAAGGTTGATGAAGAGAGGAGCCATTACGGAACTGGCTCTTTGCAAATCAAGTCAGTCTATTCACAGCAAAATGCAGTAGCGGAGAACTAATATGTCTGCAATGAGTGATTACTTAGAGAATGAAATTCTCGACCACATTCTGGGCACAGGTGCTTACACTATGCCTACGACTGTGTATGTGGGCCTGTCTACAGGTTCTTTCAATGATGACAATTCAGGCACAGAGCTTTCTGGCAATGGCTATGCCCGTCAGAGCATTGCGTTTAGTGCGGCGTCATCTGG